CTATCTTCAAACTGACTCTGAACTATACCAATATTACAAATAATAACATTGGCGGTTAAATCAGGTTTGTTCTTACCAGTCCATTTAGTTAGCTTGAACGATGTACCACAGTTTAAAAATTCATTATACGTTTGAGTTACTAGACCCAAATCAGGTACTAATACTATACACTTAAAAACGTCTTTATCTTTACAGTTTCTAAAATAGTTTTCTATAAGCGCAGCTGTGGTGAAAGTTTTACCAGCTCCGGTACCTAATACGCAGGTACCTCTACCTACCTTTAATGCTTTTTTAACTACTTCTTCTTGATACTCTCTTAACTTAAACTCAAATTCAGTAAATAACTCTTTATTAATACCTACATCTAAAGCTTCTTGTAATTCTGTTGAAATATTAATATCAACTTTTATTTGCTCTTTAATTAGATATTGTCTTATCTCCCAATATAGACCTAAATCACTAACACCGGTGTTAGATATAGCATATTTTCTTCTTGGTACAAATCTAGAGTATCTTCTAGCAAATCGAGCTCCTGTATTTTCTACTGAAAAGTGCTCGCGTATTTTATCAAACAAAGAACTATCAGAACATATAGTTCTAAGCTTTCCTGTAGCACGTATATATTCAAACTCAATCATTACAATTGTTCCATTTTCTGTATTTCAACTATATTTTTAATCTCATAACCCATAGATGACATAATCTTCTCAACTTTTTCAAGGTATTCAATAATCATATCCCTTTCTCTTATAGCATCATTTAGTTTGCTTAGACTATTATGATTTTCTGCTGCTGCTTCAGCTGAAGATTGAGTAATTTTAATAGGTGAATCTCGTATAACTTGTTTAACTACCTCTTTTTTAAGTGCTTTCTTCTTAGAAATTAATTTATTACGCTCTACTTTTGCTTCAATAAGTCTAGCTACCCAATAATGCTTACGAGCAGGTAATCTTAATTGTGATTCTTTTAAGTTAAAATCATCTAAAACTAAGTCTTTACCTATTTCTTCTATATATTGTTGAAGTAATTCCACCGTTATATTATAAATATAAGTAGTATGAATTCTACTTCTAAATTTGCTAAATATTTTTATAGATTAATTAACGAGGATGTTGATACCGGTGCTCTCGGTGATGGCTCTTCAGTGCGTGGTGGTATATATACCCCTGAC